AAAGGAATCGTTTCCATTGTGACGCATTTCTAAGCCGATAGAGGCTCTTTTCTTTTTATATGGAGAAGTACTCGTCTTTTACATGAATTGCCCTCAGAATGGCTGAAGCGAGCCGGTACACGAAAAAAAGCCTCCCCGAAGGGAGGCCGTATGAAAGGAGATATTTATGAGTGGTGTTCTATAATTGATTTCTGCAGTTCATCTCTGGACTTCTTCAGCTCGGCGATGCCGTTGCCGTCGATCATGTGGTTCGTTATCGCGTTCAGCGACTTCAGGATAACGATGTCCGTCTCCTTACGTTCCGAGAGTGTGTCCTCCACGCTCTTGATCCGACGTTCGTGGTCGTCGAGCTGGACGAAAGGCCCTTTGATGATTTTATAAACTGCGTACAGACCGGCTATTCCGGAGCAGATCCAGAACAGGGTAGAGAGTGAGATTGAGGCTTCCATTATTCAGCCCCGTCTTCGTAATAGTTCTTGCTGGAGATTCCCAGGCAAGCGCCGAGCAGTGTGTCGATCGCTGTTATGGTGGCACCAATCTCAGGCCCCAGCGGTAGATTCCATATTTTAGCGACCGTGAGCCAAAACGTGGCGAGTGCCGGAAGAATGAACCGAACCACTTTCTGAAGCAGATCATAAGTCTCATTTGAGAATTTCATAGTTTAGTGCCTCCTTAGCCTTGTCGATCATCCCCTTCAGTTCGAGGTTCTCGATCTGAAGCGCGGTGATCTTTTTTCTGAGTTCTGCGACTTCGTCCGTCTGATCGGTGTCTTCCGGAGCGACGTCTTTGCTGGAATAAAAAACGAGAGCGTTGGCAATGCGCCTGCGCTCTGAGGTTGCATAGATGACATTGTAGCCATCCTGCAGGCAGCTGCTGCCGCCTGAGTCCATGAACATCACATCCTGCAAATTCGGGATGGATGACATCGCCCAGTTGCGGCACTGGGTAGGGCTGAGCGAGCCGGTACACATTGCGAAGATGTACAGGTCGCTCGTCCGGATCAGCATGCTCTGTGTGTTCGGATATGTTTTAGAACCGGCGGCGTTCGGCGACTGGTAGTTGACGATCGCCCCTCTCCGATAGTTAATGAGAGCCGGAGAGCAAGCCATTTCGACCTGCCCTTGTGCATACGGCCATTGGACGTCCAGTCCGACATCGGTGTCTCCGTCTGTCCTGATCGTAAACCAATAGTACGCGTTCTGCATGGGAATTTCCCATGTCTCACCAAATCCGACTCGGACGCCCAGGTGCTGGCCGGCTTCGCTTCCGCCCATAATGAAGTAGTTCGCGTTCATCTTGCCATAAATCACGATGTTCGGATCGTCGATGTCTCCGATCAGCTGGCGGCTGAGGCTGTACGGCTTGTCCTCTTCTTTTGCGGAGACGAGGCCGAGCTTCGTGCCGGATGGCTGTGGCAGCAGGATGATCTGCTGATCGTTGTATGTGGTTCTGAGTAATTTCCCTGGAACGATTTCAAGCATATTCCGCGCCTCCCATTGTTTTAGTCTGAAGGCACCGAGTGCCCTGTTCCAATCGAGATAACTGACGAGGTTCGCCGCTTTGATGCCTGACTGGCTTTGACCGAAGGCCTGCCGGTTCACCCATGCCATAGCGACATGGCTCTTCGGAGTGAGGCTGTATTCCTTGCCCCAGATGATCCAGTCGCCGACTATGATCTGATCTGCCGGTATTGCGTCGAAGTACTGCAGGATGCCGGACTTGTGGCGGAGCTTCCAGGTGTCCTCCACATAGCCGGTCAGACTGCAATGGATGACGCTGAGCGGGACTCCGTTAGATCTGCAGCACTCCGCCCACAGGTCCCAGCACTGGAAGCCGTAGGAGCCGTCGACATCGAAAGCTCTGCCGACCGTCCTGTTATAAAACTCCTGTGGATTTGCGTCCATCCGGTCACCTCCGATCTACGATAAAAGGACAGCCATCTCTGACTGTCCTTTATAGGGTCACGAACTTAATCTGACCCAGTCTAACGCTCTCTAACACGTTTCTAACGCATCTGCGTGTTAGATTTTAGCAAACTGTTCGCTGAATTTTTGCAAAGTAGTTTGCAAGTTGTTTGCAAGTTAAACACCGCACACAGGCACAGGAAGTGATCAGTTTCCTGTGTTGATCCTGTGCCGTTGCCCATGCACGTCCTTTGTGGACTGCGATAGTTCCGTTACAAACACCGTTTGTACAATCTACGGCTTATTGACATCGACTGATGCCCTTTTAAGAGTTATCCTCTACGGTGTTATTAGAGACTTAAAGTTCCCTTTAATGCAGTATAAAATCTGCTACAAGTGCTTTATGGTCAGAGCAAGTAGTGTCTATGGTATAACCTCTTACCAACTCAATATTTTGAGTATAGAAAAAATTATCAACAGGCAAGATTTTTATGGTTGCTGAATCGTTTACGTTTATAGTGTTTATAAAATTATTGTAAACGGGATCTCCCCAAAAATAACCCTGTAAAGAATTAAGACCTGCATTCGTCATGATAGCGACATCATCTTTAGCAATAGCCAGTCGCTCTTCCACTGTGTTATACGCTGGCTCGGATTCTCTGCTACTGTCGAGTGAGATGTTAAAATCTCCACCGATAATAGCATATTCTATGCTGTTATCATTTATGTAATTTATGATCTTATTAAAGTCAGTAATCCGTAAAGTTTGTGAAGACAGTGGTAAATGTGTGCATATAAAATGAACCACTTTTTTACCTATCATCATTATATTATCTGTTAAGTGCCTTGATTCACCGTCAACAAAATACTTTATATTTTCGTATCCGATAGGGAAAGCACTGTATTGCATTTGTGCGCACGGGTCTCCGGCTGTTTTTCTGAAGTTAATTGTGCGGTATGGTTTTAAACCGTCAAACAGAGAAACGCTCGTCGTTTCTTTATTTTCGTCGAAATATTCATCCCATTCCGTGAACATGTATATATCTGCATTTGCTTCCCTAAACACATCTTTGAAGCCTCTCAGCATTTCCATAGTACCAGCCGGATTTCCGCTTGCGCCCATAGAGAAATTCCCACAGTTCAGAGTAGCTACTCTTACTACATCCTTAGTGCCTTCGTAGCTTAATTGCGTCAGAGGACTACCCTCAACTAAAACGGGACGCATTTTAAAACCGGAAGGGAACGTGTAGCCGTTAGCTATCCTCATGTACACAGAATACTGTCCTGTGTTTAAAACCGTGAACGCAGTGTATTTATATTTTTCAAACGCATAAACAGTTCCTATTGATGATACTCCTCGTATATCAAGTCTATAACTGTTGGCTGATGGCATTACATCCGAATTACTCGCAAGGACATAAATAACGCCTGCACGCAATGTAATAGGCTTGCTTTCCAGTGTTACCCTTTTTGTGGCTACACCAGACGTTGTGTTTGTTCCAGATACCGAGATAGTACCATCGTTATTATTCGTGAAGGTTACGCCACTTGTGGCATTTGATCCGATCAGTCCATCCTCAGCTATCAGATTGTCGATTATATATGCGCTTAAACCGTTCTTTAAGCCTTCAACTGAATCAGATAATTCAGTGTAATCGGCAGGAATCGAATCAAGCACTGCCTGTGCTTGATCTACTGCTTGCTGGATAACACTAATTTCACTCTCGGAAAGCACACCATCGTCCAATGGTGACCGCTCAACCATCATAGTAAAGTTGGCTGTTCCGATGTTTCCATCCGTACCTGTCAGCACTACTTCAGCCGTGACAGTTCCGGCGACTGCGGTCATCTGTTCTTGTACTTCGATCTGAACGTATGTGTCACCTACGGTCATCGGATACGAATAAACTGTGCCGTCTGGCTTCGCACCATTAATCATGGCTGTTGTTCCGCTCGGGATCGAAAACGGTGCGCCATTTGCAAACAGGTTGAATTTAAGCACTCTTGCGCCTGTATCATACTGGCTGACCCAAACAACTGTTTGCTTAAATTGTGGTGTCATTGATAATTTAAATTCATTGATAACCATTGTTCACCTCTTATTTAGTCCATATCGTGGTGTAATTTGCACCGCCGTCTGTTGTGTGTTCATATGTGATGCCTGTTGAATTGAAAACAAGCATATACCACTCTGTGTTAGATTGCCTGAATTGCACCGTTGCCGTGCCGTTGTTTGAAGCGAATCTGACAGCAATGTTTTTTGCACCAAGCAACAGCCTTTTATCTATTGGCTCTGTGGTATCCATACCTTCGATAGCATCTGATATGGTCGCTTTTAAATCTCCGATAGTTACGCTTTCATACTCTTCAGACAGCACGTTAAACTCTGTCGCCACGATTCTCCGCTTCAAATTGATGTTATACATTGAATTGATAACTGTAATAGTGTCACCAATCTGCATTGAACTATCAGCGTTCTGCAAGTGATCAAAAGCGACTTCTAAGTTAACAGCAAGGTTCCCCTTGTCTGCAATCCACTGCGAAGCGTATGCGTTCAGTTGTGCCGCTGTCGGGATGTCCTCAAAGTGTTCAGTACAATCCAACACACCAGTGCGTGCATAAGCATAATCATCGTGGTTCGGTGCGTACTGGATGCTGCCGACTACTTGAGCCTCGTCTGATTCCCAAAAAGGAATCACACCTGTCAATGAATCTGTCCAGGAGAAATCCTCTTCAAGATCAAATTCAGTCATGTTCCGACCATAGAAGACTCTCAGGTCCGTGCTTGGTCTGCCCCTTCTCGCCAACAGTTCGATGCTGAAGTTGTCATACTTGTATTCGCCGCCATAGGTGTCCAACAGCGATCCCTCAACACCGCCCATCAGTTCACGGAAGGTATGCGGCACCAGTGTCACCATGGCACTCGCCACCACTTTATCTGTGGTAATGGTGAAGGGATTTGTTTCAAGCGAATTGCTTACCATTGCCGTCAGTGCTTCAGCCAGTGAAGCGGCTGAGAACGGTGCAACTGGTATCAGGTGCGCTCTGAACTGCGCTATATGCGTTGCATAGATTTCACATATCCCTTCGATCGGTTTGCTGATGTGTTCGACCACAAATGCCTGTCTAGCATCAGTTTTATTCGGCATTGCGGCAATGATGGAACCGACATGGAGATATTCAAACAATGAATCATCTGCGCTCAATTCCATCGAAAGTGAATATTCGCCGTTCAGTTCTTCTTTAACGATTGCCGATACAGTGCCATTCAAAGCACCATAGCCATTCACGGAAAAGACTTCTGATGCATCACGTAACAATCTCGGAATCATACTTTGTACCACTCCGCTTTCCCTGTTAGCGTCATTGTGCTTGCCGTTTCGCTATAAGTAATCGTGTGCATTGTCACGCTGTCGCAAAGTCCTACAGTTCCATCAATTTCGGTATATTCATCAAGGCCGTACTTTTCGCCATCCTTTTCGATGTAAGCTGTAAGGTCTGACAGATCAATCACCACGTCACAATCATGGTCGGTAGTATTGAGCCAGTTATTAAATATGTCCGCCAGTTCAGCCGCGCTCATCAAGTCAAAGCCGACCCTTGCGGATGCTTCCCATGTCTGAACACCATCCAGTGATCCAGTTGCGCTGAATAATAACGGCTTTGGATTTGATGTTAGGTAAGGCATCCATACATGACAAACCGCCGTAACACTTGCCCCTATTGCGGTTCGATTTCCAATCGTAACTGGTGCCCCTGCGTTTACGTTTATGGTATGCGTAATATCAGTTTCTTCACTTCTCGTTATACTGTAATACTCCTCAAGAGTGCCGGACGGCTTTGTGAATATCCAATAGTACTCAGAAGTAAAAGGGCAGTTTGCATCCTGAAGCGGAATAACACCATCATTCGTATATAACGCAACATAGTCAAACGCTCCGCTGAAGCGTACACCAATCAGAGCCAAAAAGCCGCCTGTTGACATCGATGCGCTGATCTGAGAAGTGACAGCAGGTGCTTTGTAACAGCTACACAAATAGAAAGTATCACCTGTCGGTATTGCGCTGATTGGCAACTTGCTGAACATCTTCTGAATGAACGCATCAGTCCGCTTGTAAATCATAGATATAGCGTTTGCGCTGACAGTAACAGTTTCATTCGTCACACGTTTATACCATTTTTGTGGCATACACGAGAATGTCACTGTGAACTGTGTGCTGAAGTCACCGCTTGCATCGAACGGCTCGAACTCTATGCCCTCTGCCAAATACCCCATCTGATAGGTATCCGGATCATAGTCTGATTCGATACGCATATAGCCGTTATTCGCATATAGAGCCTGTTTGAACGCATCCAAATTGACCATGACATTGTCCTTACAGAAACAATTAAACTGCCGTACAACGTTCTGTAAATGCTTGTCATACTTCAACAGTGCGCCATTGCGTGAAGGTACTTCATATTCTTCGTATGCATATGCAGGCGAGTTTAAGAAGGTGTCTGAAGAAACATAAATCGAAAACTGATCCGATCGAATCCCATTAAAAGAAAATGCCCTCATATTACCACCTGTTATTTTTTCTCATGATCTGCGCTGTGATCTTGTTTACTGCGAGATCAGCGACTTCATTAGCGTTCATGCCTGCGCCGTTAACTGTCATATTGATCGTTGTGCCGCCACTGGATGCCGCTGCTATCATGTTCATTAACTTATTCGTGCCGATGACAAGTTCACTGCCGCCCCTGTCACCGAATTTTTTATATCCGTTGATAGTCGGAAGTACTGTCGGTCTGGTGAACATCACAGCATTTGTATATGCTGAAGCATATGCAGAATCCCATGAATTCCTGTTCGGTGAATTATTGCGGTATGTGGATTCGTATTTGTTCTCATAAACATTGATATGCACATCTTTGTCCAAATGCGTGTTATCGATTTTGCTTTTGATCGCATCCATCGCATTTGTAACAATTGACTTAGCACCTTCAAAAGCTGTCGAAATAGTTGACTTCAAACTGTTAAACACGTTTGATGCAACCGATACAATGGAACTGCCTGAGATAGCACTAACCATGTTCGACATTGCTGTTGATACTGCGTTTTTTGCCGCTGTTATTGCGTTAGATACTGCGGTTTTCAAATTGTTGAACGCTGTTGTTGCCGCATTTTTCGCGTTATTCGCCGCATTGGTAATACTCTTCTTGATATTATCCCATGCAGTTGCAATTCCTTTTGCGAGTTTGCCAGCCCAGTCTTTAATCGTATCCCAGTTCTTATAGAGCAGAACACCAACAGCAATCAAACCGCCAACCACTGCGATGGCAATGCCGATCGGTCCTGTCAGGAACGTGATCGCACCGCCTAATGCTCCTGCCGCAGTGCTCAGTGCGCCAAAAGCAGACGAAACAACGGTTATTATCGTGTTAAGGTTGCCCAACAATGACGCTATTGGAGATATCGCCGCTACAAGCCCCAAAAGCGTCAAAATGATGGTCTGTGTTTTTCCGTCTAAATTGCCGAACCACGTAACCACTTGAACCACTGCATTTACAAGCTTTTCCATCATCGGCATCAGTGTGGTTGCCAGTGTTGAACCCATTTTGAAGAACGCCTGTGTTGTGGTGTTCTTCAATTTGTCCATCTGATCGTTGAACTCGACAGCGGATGCAACAGCATCCTCGCTCATGATCAGACCTGTTGCTTCAGCTTCTTCGCCTAATGACTTCAGAGCTTCGCCGCCATCATCAACGATACCTGCCATTTCCATGGCGCTCTTGCCGAACAGGTCCATTGACAACTGGTCACGTTCTGTTTCGTTTGCAACCTGTCCTAAAGCCGCAATAGCGTCATACCACACATCAGTAGCATTACGCATTGAGCCGTCTGCATTGGTGATCGAGACTCCCAGTGTGTCGAACACATCCGATCCGGATGCCATGTTCTTCGTCAGCTTGGTGATGCTGCCTGTCATCGTCTCCATGGAAACATCAATGAAGGATGATGCATACTGCAGCTTCTGAAGTTCCTCAACTGTCAGGCCTGTCACATTGGACATGGTCATCAGATCGTCCGCGCTGGCAGCCGATTTGACCGCCATTGCGATCATTCCTGCGGCCGCACCGGCCGCTGCAGCTGAGATCTTCTTAGTATTTTCCGCGACTTCTTTCGCGCCGGCTGAGAATGCCTCTATTGTCGGATGACTTTTAGCGAACTCTTTCTCGAGGTCCTTAAGCTTGGCAGTTGTCTCTACCAGCTCTCGCTGGAGTGCATCCTGCTGCTCTCTGTTCTTCTCTGTGTCGCCGGCATTCTTCAGCTGTTCAAGCGCCTTCTTGAGTTCTTCCTGGCGCTTTTTTGTATCGGTTACCGCTTTCGACAGAAGGTCATGCTTCTGGCGAAGTAGATCCACATTTGTCGGGTCTAATTTAAGCAGTTTGTTTACATCTTTAAGCTTTGCCTGTGTGTCCTTCAGGGAGGAGTCCACTTTTTTCAGCGAGTCGGTCAGCTTCGTTGTGTCGCCGCCGATCTCGATCGTAATACCTTTTATCCTACCGGATGCCATAGATCCTCCTTAGAATTTACTCATGTCTTCCTGTGTTGCCAGCTCAGGCCATTCGATGTCATCATTCGCTTTCTCGACCCACATGTCCATGATCATGCCGATCGACAGCAGATCGAGGTCAGCCATCGACAGGCCAAGCTCGCAGCAGCGCAGGAGAAAAAGAGCGGTCGTTAATTGCCGCTCTGTCCTCCTACCTTTTTTTTTGCTGATTCGATCTGTTCTTCGTTCAGATTCCACAGACCGATGATGTCAGGGAGATGCTGATAAATAGAAAACATACCGAACTGGTCGAGCCATTCATCAAGGCCCGGAATATCCGGATCTGCCTGGTATGCCATCACATATGCAATGTTTTCCAGGCATTCAAGTGATTCACCTGACAGGTCGCCCTTCTGAATGTTCGTCGTGAGTTTCTGCATGTCTGCAAACACATCGCTCCGGAACATCTTCCTGTAAATGCGCGGAGTTGCTCCGCTTGCTTTCAGTTTGACCTCATGGTCGTCTATGTTCAGTACCTTCTCCATTTTTCATCCTCCCTATTTGCTTAGAAGCTAGGCTCGTAAACCTGTGTGTACCATGCGCTGTACTGCGCTGTCTGTGTGTCAGTGCACTTGGACTTAACGACCTTGTCGTTGATCCTGGGCATGACTGTGATGTTGAGTGTCTCGGTCTGAGGTGTAATGCTTGCCTCAGTTGTAGCTCCGGATACCTCTGCACGCGATGCCGTGCATCTGTACATGCAGTGTCTTGTCTTGTTCTGATCTCCTTCGAACTGGAAGAGCAGCGCGAACTCAACTACAGGAGTGCCTGATTTTTCAACCAGGATGCTGTTGTCGTCTGCTGTCTGTCCCAGGACATCAGTCAGGAAGGAATCAGGAACCACAGCCAGCTCAAGCGTTCCGGAATAGCCGTTGTTTGCTGTGGACTGGAAGTAAAGGATGTTGTCTGCGTAAAAGGGATTGGAATCGCCTTCAGCAGACAGCGTGATACTGACCGCACCGGGCAGAGCGACAGGCGTACCATATGTCAGTGCTCCGCCAGTACCTTCTGTAGCTACTGCATAGTAGACCTGTTCCAAGCCGTAACGTACCTTATTAGCCATTAATCATGACCTCCATTTCGTATAGGATTTCGTATGCATTTTCGGATTCTACGTAAAGCTCCGTCTTGTTCCAGAAGAGTTTCCCGGACTTAAGAGCGGACTCGATCGCAGTCTCCGCTGCAATGTTTTTGTTTTGTGTGTAGAGCTCAATCGTCAGATTGTAGATTTTTGCATACACTTCGTTGTCAGCGGCAAAGTTATCCGTGCCGGTGAAGTAATAAACAAAATACGGAGGAGCAGGGACCTGCTTCTCCGGGAATGAGTGATATGCATATGGGAGATGTGCGTTATCGAGGATCTGACTCAGTTCGCTGTATGTCATACGCTGTTCCCCCTCTCGATCGCCATTGCCAGCTCAAGCTCGAACTGTTCGATAGCCCAGTCGTTTACTGTGGAGATGTGTGGGAACGCTTGAGAACTTCCGAGAACAGGACCTGTTTTCTGATTCTTGACGTCATGCCCTTTTTCCAACAGATGCGTCAGCTGGTAGTCTGTCGCATTGTAGACAGTCGCGTATGCCGACAGCCTTGTCTTGGTCATCTCGACCCTCCATCCTTTGCGATACCGGCCGGTGATGTTTTTGAAGCCTCCGGCAGTTCTCAGCTTGTTCCGGCTTTCCTTCCCGGTCTTCTCCGCGCTGCTTGCCACAGCATGGAAGACCTCGTCACCGTACTCATCAAGCAATGATTTCAGATACGGAGTGAAGTCGTTCGGTCCGATGAGCGTGCCCTTCGTCCTAGCCATTGCCGACCCTCCTCTGGACATACAGATCTATGCCGTCATCACGTGTTTCGTAAGTCCGGTATATCTCGTATCTCACACTGTTGTACTCCAGGATCTGTTCACCGTTGTAGTCCGGTCTGAACATTCTGATCCGGAGTTCCGGGTTCAGTCCGTTCCGGCCGCCTTCAAACCATTCTCTGCCGGTGACAGAGTCGACCTGGGCGAACACTTTGCGCTTCACTTCGGAAGGCTCATAAATGTTCATGAGATCCGGCTCGAACTGCTCAGAAATGAGATAAATAACTTTGGATCTATCCATCTCAATCACTCCAAACTGTGAAATCTGTCGCCATGCTCAGCTGAGCCTTCTGCTCGTCGTATGACTTCTTCAGGCGGTCGTATTCGTCAGGTTCTCCGAAATGCATCTTGCAGTAAGTGATTACTGCCCTCAGAGCAAGCGCATTAGTCAGCTCTACATTTGGTCCGTCTGCGCCCGCGATATTCAGATCCAGCAGCGCCGCATCAATCAGATCGGTAAGCTCATCGTCGAATTCAGTGTCGACGATTCTCAGCGCCGTCTTGACCTTGGCAAGCACTTCAGCGCTGACTGTTGTTTCGCTCATGCTTCACCTCCTAGCGCTGTTTAACAGCTTCGTAAAGCTCTCTTGTAATGACATGATGCCCAACATGCCCCAGGGGAATGTCCGGATCGCACACGATCTTAAAACCGAGTTGACGAGCTCTCCAGCAAAAGGAAAGATCCTCGCCGATTCCATTGATCGGAGTAAATGGCGATCCGTATTTTTCTAAAACATCAAGCATGATGTCTGTAGGCATCAGGACACAGCCGAAACCGCATCCTGCAACTTCGAAAATACCGTCCGGAATGTCTTTTGGTTCTGTGTAATGACAGCCGGTATCATCAATATCAAGCTTGTCATAAATAACAGGAGTAAAAGGAGCGACCCTACGGAAGTAGAGGCCGCTCACAATATCACCGTGTTTCAGATCCTCAAACATTCGGGCAAGCACATCCGGAGGAAACATCATGTCAG